AGGAGGTAGCCAAGGCTATCGCAGGAGACCCTGCCGCTGCTGCCAAACTACAAGAACTTGAACTTGAGTATGCCAAGATGGATGCTCAAGACCGTGACTCAGCCCGTAAAGCCTACGCTGAAGTCGCTACAAGCCAATATGCAACCCAGTTGGACAAGATGGTTGTACCTATCCTTGCTCTTGGAGTGGTGGGATTGGCGTTCTTCTTAATTGGGATTTTGATGTTTAAAAACGTCCCAACCGACCAGCAACAGATTATTATTTTTGCATTAGGGTTTATCACTAGTGCCGCAGGACAAGTGCTTTCTTTCTATTTTGGCTCTAGCCAAGGAAGCAAAGAAAAGACCAAAGAAATCCAAGACATGTTGAGGAAGTGATATGCAACTAAGTGAGCACTTTACCCTTGAGGAGTTAACACACACCGACCATCGAGAGTTGGACAACACGCCTAACGATACTGAGAAGAACAATCTCAAGCGTTTGGCTGAGTTCTTGGAACAAGTCAAGACTGTCCTTGGCGGCAAGCCCGTCATGGTTAACTCTGCTTTCCGTAGCAAAGCGGTCAATGATGCCGTGGGCAGCAAAGATACCAGCCAGCACCGTGTGGGTTGTGCGGCTGACATCCGTGTTCCCAGCATGACCCCTGATGAAGTTGTCAAAGCCGTCATTGCCTCTGGCATTGGATACGACCAAGTCATCCGTGAGTTTGACCGTTGGACTCATATCTCCGTTCCTAACGAACCAAGTGGTACACCTCGTAGACAAGCGTTGATAATTGACAAATCTGGAACTAGACCCTACGCTTAATCATGCCACTCAAGAAAATAATATTTAAATCAGGAGTAAATCGGGAGAACACCCGATATACGACTGAGGGCGGCTGGTACGAATGCGACAAGATTCGTTTTCGTCAGGGCACACCTGAGAAGGTAGGTGGCTGGTATCAGATTTCCTCCTCTACCTTTCTTGGCGTTTGCAGGGCGTTGTGGAACTGGATTACGTTAGCCAGTTTAAACGTCCTTGCTGTGGGCACAAGCCTGAAATACTACATTGAGAGCGGTGGTGCGTACTACGACATCACGCCTTTAAAGTACACAACCGCATCAACAACTTTGACCAATGCGTTTGGCGTAACCAATACGCTCAAGACTGTAGTTGTAACTTGGGCTGGTTCAAACCTATACACAGGCGATGTGGTTCAAATATCTGGATGTACATCTGCCGTTGGTGGCATCCCAGCATCTGACTTCAACAATCAATTTACCGTTACCAGAATAGGTTTAAACACCTTTCAAATTACGGTTGCCACGGCTGCAACTTCAACCGTTCCCGCTGGTGGTGGCACGATTTCAATTACTGTTATTCGCTATACCGTATCTCTGACAAACCCTTTTCAATGCTTTAGCGGCTCGCCCACCATCAGGGTAACTGCCGCCTCGCACGGAGGAATTAGCGGAAATTTTGTTGATTTCACGTCTACAAGCACTTTTTATGGGGTGACTATCAACGGCTGGTATCAGATGACGGTCATTGATGCCAATACCTATGACATCACTGCTTCTACCAATGCTAATAATAGTGCTTCATCACAAGGCGGTGCGGTAACGGCTCAATACCAAATAGATACAGGAACAGACATATCTGTTCCGTTGTCTGGCTGGGGCGCTGGAGCATGGGGCGCTGGCTCTTGGGGCAATAGCGCAACCACTTCTCAAGACTTGCGCCTGTGGTCTCAGGCTAACTTTGGCGAGAACTTGGTGTTTGGGCCAAGAGGCGGTGGCATGTATTACTGGACTGCCGCCAATGGCGTAACCAGTATTGGCGTAAATATATCTACCATCGTTGGCGCTTCTGATGTGCCCGTGATTCAGAACTATATTGCCATCTCTGACGTGTCTCGTTTTGTCTTTGCGTTTGGTTGCAACGACTATGGCACGACTACTCAAGACCCCATGTTGATTCGTTGGTCAGACCAAGAATCCATTACCAATTGGACTCCAGCCGCCACCAATCAGGCAGGTAGTTTGCGTCTTTCTCATGGCTCACTCATCGTTACAGCCATGCAAGTACGTCAGGAAATTTTGGTGTGGACAGATTCGTCCCTCTATTCCCTGCAATATCTTGGACCTCCTGCGGTTTGGGGTTCAACCCTTTTAGGCGACAACATCTCCATCGTGGGCGAAAACGCCACGGCTTTGGCATCAGGCGTTGTGTACTGGATGGGTCGAGATAAGTTCTACCGCTACGATGGTAGCGTCAGCACCTTGAGTTGCGACCTCCGTCAGTTCATCTACGGCAACATTAACTTGTCTCAAGCCTCCCAATTCTTTGCCAGCACAAACGAAGGCTTTAACGAGGTGTGGTTTTATTACTGCTCCGAGGGCAGTACAGTCATTGACACCTACGTGGTGTACAACTACTTGGAGCAAGTCTGGTACTACGGCTACCTTGGTCGTACCGCATGGCTAGATACGGGCTTGCGTAACTATCCTCTGGCTGCAACCTATGCCAACAACATTGTGTATCACGAGTATGGCGTGGATGACGGCACAAGTTTGCCAGCGTCAGCGATTGACTCCTACATTGTGTCGTCTGAATTTGACATCGATGATGGTCATAACTTTGGTTTTGTCTGGAGGATTCTCCCTGACTTGACATTCCGTGGGTCTACTAGTGATAACCCTAATGTCACCATGACTCTGTACCCATTGCAAAACTCAGGCTCTGGATATAACGACCCGTTGTCTCAAGGCGGTAGCGCCTACGCTACGGTTGCTAGAACCTCGGAAGTTTTGGTAGAACAATTTACAGGCACAATCTACGTGCGGGTGCGTGGCAGACAGATGGCGTTCAAGGTGGAGAACAACAACATTGGAGACCAATGGCAACTAGGCGCTCCTCGTATCGACATCCGTCCTGATGGCAGAAGGGGTAATACATGAGCAATAACAATACGCCAGCAGTACCAAATTTACCGCTTCCACAAGACCAGTTCAGCAAGTTATACTTAGCACAACTTACGAACGTTCTGCGTCTGTACTTCAATCAATTAAATGGAAGTTGCCAGCAAAACATCAATGATACTAACTCTAATTCTGTAATGATTTGGCTGGATATGAACAATGGCTAATTACCAAGACATTATCCCAATTCAATTAGGTCAAGTTGCATTAACAACTTCGTATCAGACCGTTTACACAACCCCTAAAGTTACCCGTACTTTTGTAAAAACAATGGATGTGTCCAATACGACTAGCGGGATTGTCACTTTATATGTGTCGTTAGTTCCTAGTGGCGGTACAGCGGGAACAGATAACGCATTGTTTTCTGCTGTAACCATTCCAGCATATTCAACCATGCAATGGACGGGAACTGAATTGATGAATGCTGGGGGAACATTACAGGCTAAAGCCAGTACTACAGGCGTAACCCTAACATGTAGCGGTGCGGAGGCAACATGAGTATTACTATTTATCCGCCAATTGCTGGCACTACTTCATTACTTTCTTCTGCCCCTTGGGAAATGCAAGTGGCTCGTGGTCAAGTTTCTGGTGTTAGTCAAGTTAATATTTTTGCTTTTTCTGATTCAGTTAAAACTACACTTTATACATTGTGGGAATTAACAGGCACTACGCAATACGCATTTCCTGCATCTGCGGTAACAATGACTCTTGCCAGCACATCTGCTTCTGATAATACAAGAGCAACAATCCTTGTTAGTGGTCTTAATTCAACTTGGGATGCTATAACAGAAACAGTAACGCTAAATGGTGTAACAGGCGTAACGACTACTAATCAGTTTCTTCGTATTAACAGCATGATTATGACCAGCACAGGCACTGGTCAAACTACCAACGTAGGCACAATTACTGCAAAAAATGGTGGTATTACTTACTCTCAAATTTCAGCAGGAGTGGGAAGGTCGCAAGCGGGGTTATATTCTGTACCGAATGGCTATACCATGTACCTTACTTCAATTAATGTTTTTAATGGCGATGCTGCACCCGGAAATGCTATTAACTATCAAGTAAAAAGTACCAATAATGCCCAAACCAACCCTGTAACCCTTACTGTATTACAAACAGCATGGGACCAAAGATACCAAGTAATACGAAATAACCCCTTTCCCTATACGCAAAAAACCGATATTCAATGGCAATATTCCACAGCCAGCGGAACCCATTCTGTGGGTTTAATTTTGCAAGG